TACCCCTATTAAGCGGTACGAAAACGATAAATTATACAAAAAGAAGCATAACAATTATTAAAGTCCACCTTTCCTGGTACTAATCCCTAAAATAGTCATTATATATGATTGAGATAATCCCCAACTGTCTTCGGACTTTGGGCGCCCGCCCTAAAAAGCGGGTACCTCGATAGTAAGGTAATAATATGAAACAAACTCGCCAAAGTAAGAAACGCGATATACCTGAAAGTCTTCTTCCGGGGAGAATAAAACAGGCACCCGAGGTAGATGGTGGTTACGCTGTAAGAGAGTCAGAACCTCGAAATCAAGGTCTGAGAAGAAATAAATGAATATTTTTGATAAGTTCGAAAACGATAATTCTATACACAACCCACAAAGCCCCAACAGCTCAATCGGTCACCAAGATATTATCCATCCGGACGAAGAAGATTCCTTCTTAAGCTTCACCGGTGGTTTGACCAGTCCTTGGATAACCGCCACTGGTTTTACCACACAATATACCAATGCACACGTAGCTGTTTGTGTTGGCGCTCTTGGTGATGCAGTGTCACAACTTCCAGCAGACATTATAAGATCCGAAACATCGAACGGTGCTAAAGTTGAAATTGACGACAATGCACATCCAGCTAATTTTATGTTCAGGGGTCCTAACCCTGATATGACTTGGTCGGATTTTATGCAGGGCACTGTAACATCACTATTGATTGACGGTAATGTTTACACTGTAATTAATCGTACACCTATCGGTTATGAATTGTTCTTACTCGATCCCACCAAAGTTGAAATAATTTATTCAGACGATCGATCACAAATTGAAGGATATGAATACACTGTTGATGCACATACACAAATGTTTCCACGTGACGAAGTAATTCATATGCGCAACTTTGACGTACGCAATCCATTAAAAGGTAAGTCATTACTTGAATCGCTGGTTAAAGAACTTACAATGGACAAAGCTATAATGGATTTCAACGCGGTGTTCTTTAAGAATGGCGCTACTATCGGAACGATGTTCATTCCCGAACGTAATCTAAATCCAGCACAGCATAAGCAAATTCAAAAAGCTATTCGTGCATCCACTCAAGGGACAACTAAATCATTCGGTTTATTCGTCAATAAGTATCCTGGTAAGATGGAATTCCCTGGACAGAAACATAAAGATATTGCGTTCCTTGAACTGTTAAAGTATATCCGTGAGACAATCAATTCAGTGTTTAAAGTGCCGCCGGTTAAAGCTGGCATCCTTGAGTTTGCTAACTACGCCAACGCTGTTCAACAGATGGAATCATTTTGGACTGATGCTGTTGCACCGATACTTCGACGCATTCAAGACATCATTAATAAAGACTTTATCTGGAAGTACTATGATACGGATCACGAACTTAAATTTGACACGTCTGGTATAGCAGCTATTCAGGGTGACCTGAAACAACGGATGGAAATTCTTACTGGCTATAAGAAAGAAGGTATTCTTACTGTTGATGAATGCCGTGAAGAACTCGGCAAAGAACCCCTTGAAGAAGGTGCAGTAGAGACTTCAGCTGAAGAAGATAAGTATACTCGGGTATACGACACATTTGTACAGCGCTTACGCAAAAGTGTCATTGATAAGTTAACGAAGAAAACTTCTGGTCTTACCACAGTCTTACCTTATGTAACAGTTGAAGATATCTTTGATGTAGATGAAGAAAATGAATTGCTCCAAAAGATGTTACAACCGTATATTAAGGATACTTTTATGAAGGCCGGCGAAATTATATCTATCAGTACTGGTGCTACAATATTTGATATTAATTCTGACGAAGTTAAATTAAATCTGTACACCATTAATGAGAAGCACACTGTTGTAATTGACCGGATTTATAACATTCTCGAACACCTATTATCTACTGCCATTGAAGATAAACAAGGTTTAAAAGAGTTGACAAATAGAATTAAAGATAAATTATCTTGGAATTACGCAGTTGAATGGGCAAAAGAAATTGTTCCAAATATTGCACGCAGAGCTTCTCGTATAGCAGAGAATCAGAAGTTAATGATTGAAGCTCAAGAACTGACCGAGAATAAATAATATGAAAGATAAAGAAAAAGTAAGCATCTACAATAAATCTTATTATCAGAGAAATAAGGAGAAGTATAAGGCTTATTATCGAAAGAATAAGACGGTTAGATTGACTTATAGCCATACCTACTATCAAGATAATAAAGAAGTTCGTTTGGCTTATACAGAAGCATATCGTCAAGCACATCAAGAAGAAATGAAAGCCTATTCTCAGGCATACAATAAAACAAATAAGAGTAAAAAGAATGCTCATACCAGAAACCGTCAAGCTGCTAAGCTTCAGCGTACTCCTGGATGGCTTACAGAAGAACAGTTACAACAGATTAAAGATTTCTATATTAACTGTCCCGTAGGAATGACAGTAGATCATATCATTCCTTTACGAGGAAAATTTGTATCTGGGCTACATCATCCAGATAATTTACAATACTTGACTCCTGAAGAGAATAGCTCTAAAGGTAATAGATACCCAGCAGCAACTGAAAAGGAGACACATGAGTAATTTTTTCGTCTACATGTATCTTGACCAAGATAATGTCCCTTTCTATATAGGTAAAGGAAAGAATGACAGATGGCGTCCGTGTAATCATTGTTATAGTGGGTATACTAATCAATTACTTAAGAATAAGATCAAGAAAATTGGTGCGGATAATGTTAAGGTGCACTTCCTTCATAAAGATATAACTGACGAAGACGCATGTGAATGGGAGAAGTACTGGATTAAACATTATGGTAGACGCATTACTCATGAAGGAACTTTGTGTAATTTATCTACAGGTGGTGAACGTGGCCCGGTCGGATGTATTCGTTCTACTGAAACAAGGCTTAAAATAAGTCGTGCTAAAATAGGTACGCCTGCTTGGAATAAGGGTACAGGTAAATCGCAACGTCAACGAAATGCTGAGTGGAATAAGAAGAACCCTATGTATATGAAAGAGTATCAGAAACAATGGTATTTACGAAAGAAAGCAGAGAGGGCCGCTAATGCAAATAGATAAAAACCAACGTCAATTTAGTGAATCTCTTAAGTTTGCGATAGATTCAGCACAAGTTGATAATAATGGAGATATAGTAGCGGTCGGCTTTGCTACCAAAGAAGGAGTCAACCTAAAGAACATTGATGTCCCTACTTTCTCGTATTCATGGGATGGTGCCTTCGAACACTTCAAAGATATGGTACTTGCCTATCATAGAGATGATGTATCGAGTGTAGGTAAGATAGAAAGCTATGAAATTGTTGATGGAGTGGGCCTCAAAGTGCGGGTACGCTTCTTCGGTGACAACGACGCACTGTTCCTCCGCGCGATTAAGGAACGTACTCTAAACGGTCTTTCTATCGGTTACGACGTATTAGAATTTCATGAGGAAGCTGATGATCATGTCTTCGTGTTCGACAAGATTAAGATATTCGAAATATCTGTCGTACATATCGGTGCGAATCCCGAAGCAGTATTCGCAATAGTTGATTCATTAAGAACAAATGAAACAGAAACTAATAAACGAACCTTTGCAATCCATAAGGAGAACCAAATGAGCAAAGATTTTGAAAAACAACTGGACGAATTCCAGCCTGTACTTGACGAGTTAAAGTCAAAGGTTGGGGATCTTCAGGATAATGAAAAGGCACGTGAGAAATTGTATGTTGAAATGTCTGATGTGCTTGGGAAGTTTAACAAGGGCGAGGTTGATGAATCAACAATGAAAACCATTGTCTCAAAGATTCAACCTATGATTACGGAAGTCAATGACAAGGTCAATCAAGGTCGTGCTATTGCTCAAGTCGAAAATGATCGTATTCACATTCCGACGCGTGATATTCTGTCATTAGCAAAGTCGTACACCAAAGATCTTGATGCACAGGATTACCTTATATTCAACACACCCGTTGATTATAAAGGAATGAAAGATGGTGAACGCCTTGCACGTCTCCGTAACATGAAAGACGCACTGTATGCGTGGCGTGTACAGTTCCGTGCACAGAATCGGGATCTGGGTGAGATCTATAATAGTGATTTTTATAAATCATTTGTAAACGAGACTCGTGCATTTAGTCCGGAACTCGCTGATGCTATGGCTATTGGAAACACTGGCTTTGGTGCAGAGTGGAATCCGGAACGATGGTCTTCAGAAATGCAGGACCTCGTAAGAGCTCAGGGCACCTGGCTTAACCGTCTTCCGTTCTTCGATAAGATTGACAAGCTGCCGTATCTGGCAAGTACTGGCAAATCTTATAAGGGTGGAGAACCTACTACAGACAACCCTGACCGTTACAAGATCACCAATTTTGGAACGGGCGTAACTACTCCTGCCTATGTAGATCATAGAGCAGCGATGGTTTGTTCTGACCTATTCACCGAGCGTTCAATCGTTCCGGCTGTAGCACGTATTCGTAGTGAGCTTGCAAATTCACTTGTTGACGGTCGTAGCCGCGGCTTCTTGAACGGCGACCTGAATGCAACTGGCTTAGGCAATGCATTTGATACCGGTCGTAATTGGGTGGCAGTAGATCTTGAGACAGCTCATAACAGCCTGCGCAAGTATGTATTCAGTACTAATACTGCTGTGGTGCGTACAGCTGCATCAGAAGGTGTGTTAGCACTTATTGATGTCCGTGCGGCTACTCAGCTTATGGGTAAGAAAGGTATTAGAAAACAGGATCTGATCATAATTGCTCCGGTGCAATTGGACAGTTCTTTAATTGGTGTATTTGATAGTGCTGGTGTGCAAGGTACCGTCCGTACGATTCTTGATGGACAACAGCCGCCTATCTATGGAATGACTGTTTACATTGACGGTGAGTATCCTACTGACTTGAACGACACTGGTGTTTATGATGGTTCTACGACCGATCGTGAAGCCCTGTTGATCGTCCATACACCTTCATGGGGATTCTTCCAGGAACGTCCTTTGACTCTTGAGATGGATAAAGACATTATCACGGGTCAATGGCAGTTTGTTGGATCTGCTATGTGGGATATTCAGCAAATCGTTGCTGATCCTTCTGGTGATTACGCAGCTGGTGGAATTGAGTTCCTATAACAGATAAACCATAAGGAAAATAAAATGGCTTTAATGGCAAGAGGTATAGGTAGCTACTCACAGGTAATGCAATATGGAGTAGGCAAAGCTGCTAATACAGGATTCGAGATTTCAGGATCGTCTATCACTACCCAGAACTACACGAGTGCTTCTGGGTCCCGTGATATTGTACAATCTGACGACGAATTTCTGTATGGCTATGCCTTCTATAATGCGCCCAGCGAAAATCGTTCGGTAGAGTTTGCAGCAATTGATGCATCCCAGATTACTTTGGGTGCTCCGGTTGCAGGTGCTGTGAGACTTAATTTTTCGACCGCGGGAAAGCAAGTCGTTGTAGTGTACCGTAAGACAAACGATAGGTAATTTAACAATTATAAGAGGAAATATAAAATGGCTTTAATGGCAAGAGGTGTGGGTAGCTACTCACAGGTAACTCAATACGGCTATGGAGCAGCTGCTAATACTGGATTCATGATCTCTGGATCGTCTTCCAAAAATGCAAATGCTTCGCTCGCTTCAGGTTCACGGGATATTGTGCAATCTGATGATGAGTTCTTGTGGGGGCACATGTTTGCTCGCGATGCGGGTAATGGTCCTGATTCAACGCTTGGGTTCGCAGCAATCGATGCATCCCAGATTACTTTGGGAGCTCCGGTTGCAGGTGCTGTGAGACTTTCTATCAGCTCTGCGAATAAGCAAGTGGTTATTTGCTACCGTAAAGTAAGCGATAGATAGGTAATCTCTCATTTAATATCTATAATGTGAGAGACTGACAAGGAAGTCTCTCACATATTTAAGGATAAATCAATATGAGTTTAAGTGGAAGTCCCCTTAAATCGTCTACTACCAGCTCTGTATCAGGATCATGGACACCACTGGATGCTAATAAACGTGAATTAGGTATGCATGGTATGGAAGTTGCCAGTATCCTTTGGGCTGCTGGAACATTTCAAGATCCAATAGGTGCTGCCGCCGGAGCTTATGTATCACCTACAAGTGGTTCTTATCTTCATTTGAGAGATTTTGAGGGTGATGTATTTTACACAATCTATTCTACTGGTACACGACGATTTGAAGGTGGCGCAGTATTTGATCTATTACAAACACCTTTAGTGATGCAATTTCCTATTTCTTACTTTGATAGTGAGGGTGGAAATACAATTGTAATCCTTGGTGAGTATAAATAAAGGTAGTACAGATGGCGATTGCTCTATCAAACAATAGTCTAACAAATCTATATACAGTTATTCAGTACTACGGTGCTGACGCAATTACACCTATTGACTTACCATTAGCTACTATGAGTGGTAGCTGGCTTTCTGCAATTAACCAAGCATCTGAAGTCTTTCATAATGATGTAGGCTTCCCTTTATTCTCTGGTTCATTACAAAATGAACGATTTGAAGGTGATGATGCTTCAGAACACTATGTAGAATTTGCAGTAGAAGGCTTTTCTGATGTCTATATCTATGACATCTTCTATTTAGAAGGACCTGCGACTACAGACTTAGTCAATGTAACATCTGGTAGTGCTGCATATAAGTGGCAGTATGAAGCCGATACAGGCCTTATACGATTCACAGATGGTAATCGTTTTCATTCACATTCACGAGATATTGATAACTGGTGGATCAGATATCATTATGGACTGACTGGACCTGTGTTAGCGGGTTCTGCAGAGGGCAAACCTATTCCTGTAACAACTGTTCCTGAAGATATTCAGTATGCAGTGACTCAAGAAGCTTGGCGTATAGATCAGTTACGCAGGCATCAAGGCTTTGTGTCGGCTACTAATGAAGCAGGTATTTCAAAAACCTATGATCTTAACTTCCAATCGAAAGAATACAAAGATACGGTTGAAAAATATAGGCGGTGGGTGTAATGTCAATTAAGATTTCTGGAAATACTAAACCCTTTAAGGACTTTGCAAAGGAACTTGACAAGAATATTGAAGAGGCTTTAACCAAAGGCGGAGATATCCTTACGAAGGATTCAAAGCGTAAAGTACCAGTAGATACTGGTAGACTTAGACGTAGTCTTGGTTACTGGGTAAAACGAATTGCCAATGGATGGAGATTAAGGTTTGGAGTTGGTGTACAGACAGGTGACGATGTGTCTTACGCACCACATCAAGAATATGGTACAAGATATATTAAACCTGTAAGATATTTGCGTGCTCCATTACATGACAAAGATAAACGTATCAAAAATTTAATTCTTAGAGCTACACGAAAGAGCTTCAAAATCTAATGCCAGGCGTACGCGAGACAATTTTAGACAACATTGTTGCAGGCATTAAGACTGTAGGGAAAGGTGTAAACGCTACCGAACTTATGATGTCTCGTCCTGCTGAAGAAGCGAAGGTACCTATTGTTTCTATACGAGTTGAGGGTGAAGATCCCATAGAAGAGGGATCTAAAAGATATAAAGCGAAATTAGGCCTATATGTAGTTACTTATCAATCTCGCACCAGTATTGAAAGTTTAGTCGAGAATATTAAGAGTTACATTGAAACATCAGCCATTGCAAACGTATTAGAACTGCTTTATGTAGGGCATGAAACCGTCTATAAGACCAATGCAAAAGAAGATAAATTTGCTGAAGTAATGATTAAGCTTTCGTTGATGTACAAGGATGCTAATAACGATACACCAGCAAATTCATATCCGTCAGTAGCACCTGTAGGCTATATGGCAATAGCTAACTATAAAGCATATGCTTTACAGGCATCAGGTTCTTCTACATCCATCAGATGATATTTATCAATATCTTCTTCTATCTTTCTTGAAACATCATTGTTATTTTTCTTCTTTCTATTTTTAAGTCTTGCCAATAAATTTTCTGGAGTATGAAAAAGATAACTACCCTTTACTCCTTCTACCACAGTCCAGTCTTTATATATATAATTTAATTCATCAACTAAAACTTTTTTTACATGTTCTTTTACACGTATATAACCTTGTCCATAGGCAAACCTAGCTATAGTTTCTTCTTCTATTTTAATATAACCATAGGTAGAAATACTAGTATAACGACTCAACAAATATACATCTATTTTAGGCTCAACAGTGCTCATAAAATTATTTATATCTGTTTTAAATTTTTCCAATATATTATCAGGAGTAACAGCCATGTCTATATATCCAAAAAATCAAATCTGTTAACTTGTTTTTGTTTTATTGATGCTGGCTTAATAGAAGGATCTCTTCTAACTCTCTTTAATGAGTTTTCCATCTCTTGCCCAGAATAAAGATGCTCACAGGAAATTTTATTTCGATACAAAAATCTTCTTAATAAAGACAGATCTACCCATTTATTTTTACCCCAATTCCAAATAGGAACTACATCTTTAAAATCCATATCATTTATCCACTTCCTTTTCATTTTCTCAGGTGGATTGCAATTTCTTAAACTATATTTTTTTCTAGGCCATAGCATCTATATATTTTAACAATTCCTCAATCACTTTCTCAACTTCTTTATCTCCATCCTCAAATGATAGTGGATTAGGCCAGAGAAAAGCCTTTCCTCCGTGTTTTATAAATTGATCCACTTTCTTTTGAGTATCATCAATTAAAATTGAATTAGGTCTAGCACAAAAATGTTTTCTTGGAGTAATGATAAAATTTTTAGTATCAAAGTGTTTTTTAATCCACTTAACCTTACCAGCTGCGCAATCTGGATTATCAGAAGGTGAAGTTAAAAAAGCTAATAAACCACTTTTCTCATTTAACTTACTATATAAATCTTTAGCCCAAGGC